ATGGCGCGCATCCGCGCCGTTAAGGTAGCTTACGCTGAAGCTGTGATGGAAGTGCAGCGCATCATCAAGCTGATGCCCGACGCGCTGACTTTAGAGGAAAACGAGTGAGAGTCGGGAAGCTACGATGATAGTAAGGTTAGTGACTTGGAGCGTGGTGGCCGCCGTTGTCGTCATCCTTAGTTGGATGGTGATTGTCGACGCCGCTGTTTTCGAGGTTGAGCAGAGACAAGGGGAGGTCAACAGCCGATATGCAACCCGCACGATACCCTAGCGAGAACGAGCCCTTCTTCTACGTCTACTTCACTAAGCAGGAAGGCCGGTGGACCATCGTTGCCGTGCATCCAGAGGGGGAGAAAAGGCCCCCTGTGTACACATCGCGCAGCATAATTGCAGCCGTGGACGAGCTAGGCGCATTTCAGAAGGTGAATACATGGCTACAAAAATCAAACGCCGCCTTAGCGCAAATGCACGGGTAGTCATCCACAATCGGCGGTTCTACTGGCGCTACCCTGACGGGGCAATGAGACCAGTGGTGCTGTCCGAGCGGGCCAAGGCGCACCTGTGGCAGGCAAAGGCATCGACATTGAGGGAAAAAACGCAGTGACCATACTGACGGTGGATTTCGAAACCTATTACAGCCAGCAGTACAGTCTCTCCAAGGTAACTACCGAGGAGTATGTTCGTGACTCGCGCTTTGAGGCTATCGGTGTATCCGTAAAGGTGGACGACGAGCCGGCGCAGTGGTTCTCCGGCACCCGTAAGCAGACCAAGGCTTGGCTGGACAGGTTCGACTGGGCCAACGGCATCGCCATCGCCCACAACGCGATGTTCGACATGGCTATCCTGAACTGGCGGTTCGACATCCGACCCAAGCGCATTGTGGATACGCTGTCTATGGCACGGGCCATCGACGGGCCTGATGCGGGTAACAGCCTAGCTAAGCTGGCCGAGCGGTACGGGCTGGGCGTCAAGGGTACCGAGGTCATCAACGCGCTGGGTAAGCGCCGGCTGGACTTCACGCCGGAAGAGCTGGCGGCCTACGGGGATTACTGCATCAACGACACTGAGCTGACGTACAAGCTGGCGATGAAACTGCTGGAGGGGTTCCCCAAGGAGGAGCTTCAGCTCATCGATCTGACCATGCGTATGTTCACCGAGCCGGTGCTAACCTTGGACAAGGCGGCGCTGGAAGCGCATCTTGGGTCAGTGCAAGCGCATAAAGAAACGCTCATGGACAAGCTCAACTACGACAGGGCTGAGCTGATGAGCAATCCTAAGTTAGCAGAATTGCTAACCTCCCATGGTGTTGTCCCACCTAAGAAGATCAGCCCGACAACGGGCAAGAAGACCTACGCTTTTGCCAAGAATGATGAGGCGTTCAAGGCACTGTTGGACCATGAGAACGATCAGGTGCAGGCCATTGTCGCTGCGCGGCTAGGGGTGAAGAGCACTCTTGAAGAGACAAGGACGGAGCGGTTTATCCGTATCGCTGAGCGCGGTCTGCTGCCTGTCCCCCTACGCTACTACGCAGCTCACACTGGGCGGTTCGGCGGCGACGACAAGGTCAACCTCCAGAACCTGCCGCGCAAGTCACCGCTGAAGAAGGCCATCAAGGCACCTCCCGGCTACGTGGTTATCGACTGCGACTCCAGCCAGATCGAAGCGCGCACCTTGGCGTGGCTGGCTGGGCAGTGGGACTTGGTCGAGGCGTTCGACAAGGGCGAGGATGTGTACCGCATCATGGCGTCATCCATCTATGGTGTGCCTATTGACGAGGTCACGGCTGACCAGCGGTTCGTGGGTAAGACTACCATCCTTGGTGCAGGCTACGGCATGGGGGCCAAGAAGTTTCAGGCGCAGTTGAAGACGTTTGGTGTGACGCTGGAGCTAGGGGAGTGTGAGCACATCATCTCGGTGTATCGGGAGACCTACCCCTACATACCTAAGCTGTGGGACAATACAGGTGACGCGCTGGAGTCCTTGGTAGTCGGTAACCCCACCACGCTGGGCGAAGGTATGAAGCTGGATGTCATCGAGGGTATCGTGCTGCCCAACCTGTTGCGTCTTCGCTACCCTAACCTGCGCTTCGAACTGAAAGACAACAATAGGCAGGAGCTAGTCTACGACACCAAGAAGGGCCGAGCGGTTATCCCTACGCGGATATACGGCGGCAAGTGCGTCGAGAATATTTGTCAGGCACTGGCCCGCATCGTCATCGCTAACCAGATGCTGATGATCGCCCGGAGGTACAAGGTCGCTATGACCGTCCACGATAGCGTGGTGGCGGTAGCACCGCAGGAGGAAGCCGACGAGGCCCGGAGTTATGTGGAGCAGTGTATGCGTATCCGCCCGAAGTGGGCAACGGCGTTGCCGTTAAACTGTGAGAGCAAGATGGGAGAGAGTTATGGCGGGTGAGATTGAAGACTTGGAAAACACGCTGGGGTACGACCCCCTACCGAAACGGCGGAGCGGAAGGCCGCGCGGAAGGCCGAAGAAGCTTGTGTGTAAGCGCGGGCACCCTTTTGAGGGGGACAACATTATTTATACATCGAGCGGCGCGCGGAAATGTAGGGCATGTAAAAACGCTCACCAACGAAAGTGGAAGGCTAAAAACCCAGCCTACCATGCAAAGTACAATGCGAAGTACTACGCAGAAAAAGTCGAAGGGATTAAGCTCAGGTTCCGCTGGGACGGCGAAGATGGGCAAGTTGTAGGTAGGGACTTACTCAAGCTGAAGGAGACGGACTGGGTTATCGCAGCTGACTTCCTGAAAGACGTAATCCATTTAGCCCAGAATTGCTACGATGACGTCCTGAAGGCGAAGTACACCGACAAAGGAGCAGATCATGGCGGGTAGGCCGAAATACGAAAGCGCGGCTGATCGCGGCAACCAACACTACGTCCTGAGTAAGTTGGGGCGGGCGTTCGGGTTAGAGGCAGAGGTGCCCACCGAGGAGTATGCGTTCTATGATGGCATGTTCTCGTTCAGTGACCGCAAGTGCGTGGTCGAGGTGAAAGTCAGGAAGAACGAGCGCAGCCGATACCCTACCTATATGCTTGGCAAAAATAAGTACGACGCACTGTGTGACGTAACCAGTCACAGCATGGATGCGCTTCTGGCTGTGCAGTGGACCGACCAGCTTGGCGTTATTCAACTGCCTACTGAACACACCGTAAGCACGGGTGGGCGATACGACCGGGGCGACCCGATGGACGTCGAGCAGGTGGTTCTAATCCCCACCATTAACTTCAAACGTGTACCAGAATAGGAGAGAGCAAATGACCGAATACAAATTCACCCAAGACTGGTTCAGCCACAACATCCCTGTGTGGGAGCAGCTTGCTACGCTGCTACCGGAGCGCAAATCGTTCCTTGAGATCGGTTCGTTCGAGGGCCGTAGCGCCGTCTGGATCATTGAGAACATGATGAACCCCGGCGACTGGATTGACTGCGTCGATACATGGGAAGGTAGTGAGGAGCATAAGAACGGAGAGCTTAGCGGGGCCGAAGACCGGTTCGATCACAACATCATCGCGGCGCTTAACTGCCAGTCCGCACAGCACCGCAGCCGCGAGGGCAGCTGGGGCCATACTCGGTTTGCCAGCCCCGGTCCAGAAGCAGAGAACAACCGCGTCTACAAGTACAAGAGTACGGCTACCGAGTTTCTGGGGCGCAAGCTGGCACACTGGATCGACGGTAAGAACCTCTATAACTTCATCTACATCGACGGCAGCCACATCGCCAAGGATGTGCTGACCGATGCGTGTATGGCGTGGCCGCTACTGAAGCAGGGCGGCTTGCTGGTGTTCGACGATTACCTGTGGGGTGAGAGCCGAGACATCCTGCACCGCCCTCGCTTTGCGGTGGACGTCTTCACCAACATCTTTGCAGAGTCGCTTGACATTGTACACATAGGCCATCAGTTTGTGGTGCGTAAGAAGTGACGAAAAACATTGTCAGTCGCCCGCGCAAACCTGCCGGCTGGTGGACGCCTGAAAAGCGACAAGAGATTTGGGATATGTACGCAGAGGGTAAGCCTTTTGAGGACATCGCCAAGCACTTTGGCGTGACCATCGCTGCCGCTGCACGGCAGGTCTACGACTATAAGAAGGAGCAAACGAAGTGACTGACGAAATGAAAGTGAAGCCGGTGGACCCAGATTACAAAATCCCCAGCATCATGGTGGCGACACCCATGTACGGCGGTATGTGCACTGGGGCTTACGTGCAGGGCTTGCTCTTCACGATGGCCAAGATGCGCGAAGTGGGGGTGAATATCTTCTGGTGCCAGATCACCAACGAGAGCCTCATCACCCGTGCCCGCAACGAACTGGCGCGTGTCTTCCTTGAGAAGGAGATCGACTACCTGATGTTCATCGACGCCGACATTGGCTTCGATCAGAACGCTGTGGCTATGCTGCTAGCAGGAGACAGGGACATCGCGTGCGGCATCTACCCCAAGAAGGAAGTGAACTGGGAGAGCGTCAAGAAGGCAGCGCGCGAAGGTAAGGACGACCTGCACGACCACGCTGGCGCGTTTGTGTTCAACATGGTGGACAACAGCCACCAAGAAACAGACGAAGACGGCTTCATCGAGGTACGCCACGGTGGCACAGGGTTTATGTTAATTAAACGCCGTGTTTTTGAGGAGCTTGCTCCGCATGTGCCCACCTATCGGGTATCGTCGTTCTTTGACCCAGAGAAGGGGGAGTATGCCAAGCCCCTGACCCATGAGTTTTTCGCAACAAGTATCGACGACAGCGGAGCGTTGCTGTCCGAGGATTATCACTTTTGCGAACTTTGGCGGAAGCACGGCGGCAAAATCCACGCCCACCCGTTCATCCGTCTCACCCACACCGGCACGTACACCTACGATGGTGACATTCTAAAGTCCGGTGGCAACCTCAAGTAGGAGCAAGCAAATGACGACGAAGACTAACAAAGCGAAAGACGTGAAGACACTACTTAGGAGGGGTCTTTCCACTAAGGAGATTACTAACCACATGGCTGTAAGTCCGGGCTACGTCTGGCTACTGAAGAAACAGATGGCCGAAGAGAAGGCGGAAGAAAACGACGACAACGTGGTGCGCCCAAGGTATGTAAGCAAACACCCGCCGATGATGCGACGGGTTACGAAAGAACACGCAGAACACCTTAAGGGACTGGACCCTAAAGTCCGAGCAGAACAGATCAAGATACTGGACCGTGATCGGCCTGCGTACTTTAGAGACGCAGAGGCAACCCTGACGGAGCGTGACTACCCGGAAGCGAAGTCCGAGCTGGCCAACATGTCGCCGGAGGAACACTTAGCGCTGCTTCACAGCTTGTCTAGCGGTAAGGGTAAAGAGCGCGTAGCGCCGGAGCCAGTCGCGGAAGAGCAGATTGAAAAAATCCTCAACAAGCGGGCCGAGCAATACGGTACCTTCATGCGTAACGCCGACATCGCCATCAAGCTCAAGCAGGTGATCCACAATGCGATGGTGCGTGAGGATACGCAGCTATACCCAGACCAGCTTCAGGCTCTCGATATGATTGTCACGAAGATTGGTCGTATTTTGACGGGTAACCCGTCGCACCTAGATAGCTGGATCGACATCGCCGGCTATGCAAAGCTGGTCTCAGACCGGCTCCAAGGCAACGCAAGGTAAGGAGAGAGACTATGGCTTGGTACAACCCGTGGGGTGAAATCGACGAACTGAAGGCGAAGCTGGCTGCGGCTGAGCAGACCTACATCAGGCTAACGAAGCATATCGAAGAGCTTGAGTTCATCAACAAAGAAAACGAGCGCGAAATTGACGAGCTTGGTAGCAGTTTAGACAGGCTCAGGGCAATGCATCAGGACCTTAAAAAGGACACCGCTGCCCTAGAGAAGGCGTTGGCCGAAGCCAGTAAGAATGATACACGTGATGGCAAGGGTCGTTTTACGAAAGCCAAAAAATAATGACCGCGTGGTCCTATAGCAGCATCAAAACCTTCGAGCAGTGCCCGAAGAAATACTTCCACCTCAAGGTGGTTAAGGACGTCAAGGACGAGCCGGGGGAAGCTGCTGACTATGGGACCGCCGTTCACGAAGCGGCTGAGTTGTTTATCACGAAGGGGACACCCATCCCTGAGAAGTTTGCATTTATGCGAACTTTTGTTGAGCCGCTGGCGAAGAAGCATGGCACCAAGTACGCTGAGATCAAGATAGGCGTAACGAGCGACATGAAGCCCTGCGGCTTCTTCGCTAAGGACGTGTGGTACCGGGGTATCGCTGACTTGCTCATCGTCAATGGCAGCAAGGCGTGGCTGGTCGACTACAAGACTGGTAAAAACGCCAAGTACGCCGATATGAAGCAGCTGGACCTGCTGGCTGGGGCTATCTTCATCCACTACCCCGAGGTGGAGACCATCAACTCCGCACTGTTGTACGTTGTCAGTCAGGAGATGCCCAAGAAGATTCACCACCGCCAGCACCTACCCACTTACATGGGTGTGTTTGAGACCCAGCTGGACCGGCTTGAGGCGGCCAAGGAGAACGGGGTGTGGAACGCCAACCCCAGCGGGCTGTGCGGCTGGTGTCCCGTCGAGACCTGCGAACACTGGCGACCACGGAGGCGCGGATGAAACTGCTAAGCCTGAAGTCGGAGCTCGATGATTACCACCAGAGTAGGGCTAACAAACATGGCTACCTGTACTACCTTACCCATATAATTGGGCCGAGCAAAAGGTGGCCAGATTTGGTAGAAGGGAAGTCACTTGCCACGGGGCGCATCGTCACCCTGATGGCTCCGTACTTTGAGACGAAGGAGGTAGAGGGTGGCTAGGGATTACAAAGCGGAATACGAGAAGTATCAAGGTACGCTGGTGCAGAAGCGGAACCGGGCCAAGCGCAACGCCGCCCGAGCGAAGCTTGCGAAGGAAGGCAAGGTTAAGAAGGGCGACGGCATGGATGTCGCTCACGTCCGCGCGTTTGATAAGGGTGGCAACAACGGCGACGGCCTGCGGGTAGAGCCGAAGACTAAGAACCGCTCGTTCAAGCGTGATAGTAAAGGCAACCTCGTGTCGGAGGTTAGCGCACGAGAGCGCAAACGCCCGAAGTAACAGACTAGGAGCAAACTAGTGGAAATCGTTGAAGACAGGGCGCTGCTCGTCAGCGTCGATGACCCGTCTGTTATTACATCTGTAGTAACAAAGAGCGCCAGCACCAGCGAGGGTGTGCTGGTCAAGTGGGGTCACAAGGAAGCCGAGGCACTGGCGCAGCTGGGGTTTGACCCCCCGTCGCCCATATTGCGCGACTACAAGTGGACTGGACGCTATACCCCCTTCGACCACCAGAAGACGACTTCGTCGTTCCTGTCGCTGCGCCATCGGGCGTTCTGCTTCAACGAGCAGGGTACGGGTAAGACCGCCAGCGTCATCTGGGCGTCCGACTACCTGATGAAGAAAGGGCTGATAAAGCGCGTCCTTGTGCTGTGCCCGCTGTCCATCATGAAGTCGGCGTGGCAGCAGGACATCTTTAAGTTTGCCATGCACCGTGCGTGTAGCGTGGCATACGGGAGCGCCAAGCAGCGCGAGAAGGTCCTCCGTGCTGGGGCTGAGTTCGTCATCATTAACTTCGACGGCGTGGCCACGGTGATCGACGAGATCATAGCGGGTAGGTTTGACCTGATCGTTGTGGACGAGGCGTCTGCATATAAGAACGCGCAGACCAACCGCTGGAAGATACTCAACAAGATCGTGAAGGCGCTCAACCCACGGGTGTGGATGCTTACGGGTACGCCCGCAGCTCAGTCACCAGTAGACGCCTACGGCTTGGCGCGGCTCTTGGATACACCCAAGTGCCCTAAGTACTTCGGCCCGTTCCGCGACAGCGTCATGATGCCGATAAGCAAGTTCAAGTGGGCACCCAAGCCCCACGCAAGCAAGGTCGTGCATGAGGTGCTTCAGCCGGCTATCCGGTTCGCAAAGAAGGACTGCCTTGACCTGCCTCCCGTCACCCACATCGAGCGAGAGGTGGACCTGACCCCCCAGCAGAAGAAGTACTACAATCAGCTCAAGAGCCAGCTGCTCATCGAGGCGGCGGGCGAGGAGGTCAGCGCCGTCAACGCAGCGACCAAGGTCAACAAGCTGCTCCAGATCAGCGGAGGCGCGGTCTACACGGATGATGGGCAGGTGCTTGAGTTCGACGTGTCCAACCGGCTTACTGCGGTGCTGGAGGTCATCAACGAGACAAGCAACAAGGTGCTGGTCTTCGTCCCCTTCACGCACACCATCAACCTGCTCGTAACCCGGCTGGAGAAGGAAGGCATCTCCTGTGACGTCATTAGCGGTAAGGTGCCGGTCAATCGCCGCAGTGATATCGTCACCAAGTTCCAGAACGACCCTGACCCGAAGGTGCTGGTTATCCAGCCGCAGGCTGCCAGCCACGGGCTTACCCTTACGGCGGCAGACACAATCATCTGGTACGCACCGGTCACGTCAGTGGAGACTTACCTGCAAGCCAACGCGCGCATCGACCGACCGGGGCAGAAGAACGCCATGACGGTGGTGCACATCAAGGGTAGCGAGGTGGAGTCGCGGCTGTACGCCATGCTCCGGAACAACATCACCAACCACGAAAAACTTATCGACCTGTATCATGATATACTTGACACAATCTAATCAGACTGCTACATCCAATACCCCGGCAACCGAAGGAGCAAACCATGTCGGACTCAGTAAGTATCGAGGAGATGGTGGAAGCGTACCGTAATGTGCGCGAGACCATCGCCAAGCGTAAAGAAGTGTTTGAAGCGCAGATGGAGAAGCTGGAGAAGAGCCTTGAGGTTATCTCTTCCGCTATCTTGGAGTTCTGCAACGAACACAATCTGGACAGCGTGAAGACCCCTGTGGGTACTGTGTCACGGCGTGTTCAGTCCCGTTACTGGACTAACGATTGGGAGTCCATGTACAACTTC